GGCATATACGAACTTGCATCCTCATAAAATAGGAGGCTCTGAATTGAGCCTCCTTTACTTATGAAAGAGGAATTTGATGCAGCGAACCTATTATTAAGGGAAGCGGGAGAAGATTATAAATTCACGTTGGAGTGGAAGCGGTTTAAGTTCAAACTGAAAATAAAACCAGTAACTACCCGGACATTAATTAAGATCAGCCGGGAAGTTTCACAGATAAAAGAGTTCAATCCGACCGTCGCAATGTTTGACGAGCAGATTAAAAACTCTGATAGTTTTGTTCATGTTTGTAAAACTCTGACAGTCGCAACGGAAACTCGGTTCCCTTGGCTTGTGAATAAGGCAATTATGGACTTGCCATTCAAAAAGGTTCTTGTGCTATGGTCTATTCTAATGAAACAGAGTGATCCGACTTGCTTTTTTTTTATTTTGGCATCGGCGAAAGGGATGAACAAAATGATTTCGACAAAAGAATCGAGCAAAAAGGGGAAACCAAAGGTGGTGACACAATCTTCGGGAGAATAGCATTAATGAGAGCCAAGCTTCATCTTACGGATGAAGAATTGATGAACAGTTCATGGATTGCTTTAAATCTGGAACTTGGCGATTATCCTTATTTTGATTATGAGGCCGAGAAGAAAATTTCAAAAGAAGATACCGGGCTGGCACTTGAAAAACTCCTGAAGAAACAATGAGTATTTTATCATTTACGACAAAAGTTAATAACTCCCAACTCAAACAGGGAGCAAAGGAGGCTGGGCAGTCATTTCAGCAAATGGCCAAAGATGCGCAGCTCTCCGGCGATCTTATTGATCGTGCGTATAACGAAACCTCCACCAACGTCAAGGCAATTATTCAGGCTCAAAAGGATTTGATAAAATCCATTGAAACGGATATCGCTGGGATGAATAACCTATTAGCCATAACCGGACCCGGAAAGGCGCAACAGGAAATTTTACTTGACAGGAAAGCGGCGACAAAAGCACTTGCGGAAGAACAGGGCAGATTACAGTCAATGCAGGCGGCAGCTGTTGTTTCAAATGAGAAGGAGATTGAATCCCATGGTGGTATTATTGCTTCTTTGGGTAAATGGATGATTGGAATGGTGACGGTGGGTGCTGCCATAAAACTCTTTAAGAGTATAATGGAATCAACCACGACAACCGCAAATTTTCTTGAACAACAAATCGGAAGATTAACAGGTGCTTGGCAGGTATTTTTGAAGGCCATTGCCACAGGTGATTTTAAAGACTTATTCAATAGAATGAGGGAAGGCTCTATTGCTACACAGAATTATATAAAGGCAATGGAGGAGGTCACAAATATCAAAAGGGAGCTTGCTATTGAAGAATCAAAGATTAATATTCAGATTGAGCAGCAACGGTTAATTGCTTATGCACCCAAAGACGAGGCTAGTGATGCTCAACGGCTTGCGGCAATGAATAAAATGCTTGAACTTATTGGCCAGAAAGCAAAAATGGAAACGGGCGCAGCCACAATGGTTCAAAATGCAGTTGCGGAAAAGACAGCCGGGGTGAATAAATTAACAGCCGATGAGGTTCAATTTGCTATCGAAAACTACAAGAAAGTTGAAGAGATTGGAAATAAATACAACCAATTACAGGCACGACTGGCCGTAAAAGGAACTAAACAAAAGGGGGATATTACAATTCCGGTTCCGGGATCAGAGTCCATTACGATCGCAGCACAACAAACAGACGCTTACTATAAAGATATTGAGCGGCAACTAAAGGAGCTTGATAAGCAAAATGGTGCAACTATGGGGCATATTTGGGCTGGACTTGCTGACCTGGCTCCGGCAGAAAGGGAATTAGTTGCACAGGCTATTCAGGACACGCTTCAAAAGCAGAATCAGGCAGCAATGGAAAGTAAGCGACTACTTAAATTAAAAGCCACTACTGAAAATCAAATAGCTGCAGACGCTAATGAGGAACTGAAAAAACAATCAGAATATCAGCAAGAATTAGGGCAAAAGCGCATTGATACTGAATTAAAGATTGAGGGAATGATTATTGCCGCACAAAAAGACGGTGACCAGAAGTCCCGAGATCAGGCATTATTAGATTACCGTCAAACCCTGAACGACCTTGATAAACAGAAAACCGAACTCATTAAAAAATACAACGAGGACTATGGAGGCTATGACAAAGCCGGACAACCAACAACAAAATATGTCGGAACTTTAAGTACAAGGGATCAGCAATTAGATACACAGGCCAGATTAGCTGCAAAAAAAGACTATGACGCCAAGGTGGATAAAATTGACACCGATGCCGGAATAAAATTAAAAAACATTCAGGATTCTATTGCCATGGATTTTGCTTCAGCACAGCAAAAGGAAATAATTGAAATTAATAAAAAGTATGATGCATGGATTAAAGCGGCAATAGAAGCAGGAGCAACCGAGGCTCAAGTTGTAGATATGAATGAATCCCGGAGAAAAGAACTTGAAAATGCCAGTAAGGATACTTCTTATAAAATGACAGCCTTTTACAAGGAGGCCTTTGGTGACTTATCAACATATAGCACAGCCGGGATTAAAAAGGCACTAACAGATGTTCAGGCCGTAATTGATTCAGCAAAACCACAAAGCGAAAAGGGTAAGACCTTTATGTTGGTTGATATCCCGGAAATAAATGCCGAAGGGGAAGTTGTTCACAAAAATATAACCTTAACGGTTGAAGAATACCAAAAGCTGATTGAAGTAATTAAAAAACTTCACACAGAACAAAAGAAAGGAACTTTGGTTGAGGCCTTTGGTGCGGCTGCGGAGTTTGCCACAAAATTAGCTACAGCCATAGGAGATTCGGATAAGAATTTAACTTTACTTCTTTCCGGATTGTCTGTGGCATTGAAGGACTTTGAATCACTTGGAAACTCTGGTGCTTTCACAAAAGCCGGAATGTCTGAAAAAGACGCTGTTAGTGCCATTATCAGCGGAGCTTCAGATCTTGTGTCAATGATTGCCGGGCAAGTTGCTGAGAACAAAAAAGTAATGAAGGATTATTACGATAGCATTATTGCCCAGCAGCAAGAATATAATCTGGCATTGAATGAACAGCTTCGATTGAATGAACAGAATAATGGTTCTCCTTTATTTACAAATTATGTTGCCAGACTAAAAGATAGTGTTTCAGCCTTCGCCGATGCACAGTCAAAATACCATGATGAGCTTGAAAAGTTCCGGCAGGCACAAGCTATAGTCGGGGAGAAAAGTGTCGTTTCAGGCGGAAATGTTCTGAAAGGCGCTGGTGCAGGAGCACTTGCCGGGGCAGGGATAGGCTCTGTTGTTCCAGTAATAGGAACAGCCATTGGAGCAGCTGTTGGAGGAGTGGTTGGTGCTATTGCCGGATTATTCGCAAAAAAGAAAAAAGATGTTGTTGCTCCGTTACTTGAAACATATCCCGATCTGATAAAAGCAAACGGCGAGTTTAATGATACTTTGGCTCAAACATTACTTGACAATAATAAAATTGCCGAAGGGAGCAAAAAGACACTTCAGAACCTTATTGAATGGAAGAAGGCAGCTGACGCAGCAAAGGAACAACTTCATCAGATTGTTGCAGACCTCGCCGGGCAAATGGGTGATGATTTAAGCACCGCACTTGAAAACGCATTTGAAAATGGAACTAATGCCGCACAAGCCTTCGGGGATGTTGTCAGTAAGGTACTTGATAATATTTTGTCAAAGCTTATTTTTGACAAGGTATTCGAGAAGTCACTTACAGCACTTGGAACTAATCTGGAAGCAGATTTGGCGTCTGGCGATAATGCAAAACTTATTACCGATTTCCAGAGTTTCTTTTCCGGGTATCCGGCCTTGATAAAACAGTATGATGACCTTATGACAGAGGCACAAAAAGCCGCTGGTTCAGCCGGATTAAGTATTTTTCATACACCTTCATCATCTTCAAATTCTGTTTCTAATCAAATTCAAAGTAACATTACTGAAGATACAGGCACGGAGCTTGCCGGGTTAATGAGAATGATCGCAGACGACAATCGCAAAAATGTAACCTACAACCAACGGGCGGCAGATGAACTTTTCGATATTGTCTTAAATTCAGCACAGACAGTTACAGAACTTCGGGCAATAGAAACATTATTAGGTGGGACACCAGCCGCACTTCCTTTGGCTGTTGTTAACGCTTCATCGCCTGAAAATACATCCGGGGAGGTTGCAGCCTTACTTATAAAAATTAACAATACTGAGCAAGGTATTCAGGATTACAACAAACAGGCAATAGATCACATGGTTAATATTGAAGTAAATACTTTTGACACGGTTGTTCAATTAAAATTGGCCATTGTTGAATTACAAGCAATTAAACAAAATACAAGACCTGCATTTTCAGGATTATAATGAGTTGGCTTTATGACACGGTCGATCTTGTAACTTTCGGTATTAATCCGGGACAAATTACTGGTAATATCGCACTTCAGGGCTGTTTTGATTTCCCGGAACGTATTGGAGCAACCTGTTATGAATGGGGCGATGAAGCCGGTGTTGAACCTTATGTTGAAGATGACGAATTGTTTTATGCTGGTCGTGATATTAATTTTCAAGCATCTATTTTTGGCAGCCGTCCAAGTATTCTGGTAAATCTTCAATCTCTTTATTCACTTGTGAATTCCGCAGCATCGGGCACAAGGGTCTTTTCAACCCCTTACGGCGACTTTAATGTTTACAGCAAGAATATTACTCCTGCACATACACGGCTTGCCTGTACCCTAACGTGGGGCTTCAGGGAGCCTGTAATTAATCTTACGGGCGGAAGTATTCAAGCGGCAGGGGCTTCGGCATATCAAATAGACGGGGTTCCTATGACAAGTTATGGATTGTATGTTTCCAGCCTTGCAGACCTTCTCGAGCTGCCGGAACTAAAAGATCAACACTTCACGGCTTTTGAAGTGGAGGGATTTCAACTCACAAAACGAAAAGCCAATAAATTAAGCATTGACGGATTGATAATTGGAACGTCTTTAGCGGCATTCCAGACTCATATACGGAATCTTTTTGCCTTATATTCAGCTTCAGGGACGCGGCAAATAAATATTAACAATGAACTGTTAATAACTTGCTTCCCGGAACATGGATTCAAGGTTGATACTATTTACGTTGGCAGCTTTGTTATTGCCAAGTTTAAAAGTGATTTAACAATTATTTCAATTACTTAAAATTAAAAACAATGGGAGGAGTAGGTTCTGGCAGGAGGCCAACAGGACGGTCAAAAGCGCCTAAAACAACACGACCGAAAAAACACGGTGCTATGGGTGGTGCAGCTTATGCAGCCAGAATAAAAAGGCTGGAAAAAATATGGAAGCATGTAACACATTAAAATAATGAATACCCTTCAAATATATCGTGCCGGGAATGTTTTTGTCACAGTTCCAATTGACGAAAGCACCGTCTTTTCGCATAAACTTATGGGTGAAAATAAGGTCACTCTTAACTTTACGGCGAATGCTCCGGTTCCTTTTGCCATAAGCGATTATATCATTGTAGGGACGGAAAATTACCAGATAAACAGGCTTACGGGAGTCATAAAGCTTGACAGCAAAACCTATCAGTACACTATTGACTTTGAAAGTATAATGTACGATCTCGGGAAAAAGCTGTTTATGTCAATTGACAATCTGGCGGAATATGGAAGAACAGGCACAGCGGCCGACTTTGTAAATGACATTGTTACAAATATGAACTCCATTGGTTCTGGCTGGACAGCAGGAACGGTTGATCCTGAAACCGAAACCAAGACTATCGTATTTTCAAATGAGAACTGCTGGAAGGCACTTATGAAGGTTGCTGAAGCGTTTGCGCTTGAATGGACGCTTACCGGAAAGTCTATTTCAATGGTAAAATCCGTAGGGACGGAAACCTTGCTCAGCTTTGAATACGGTCGCAATGTAGGGTTGAATAAATTGGAAAGGGTACAGGTACAGGATCAAAACATAGTCACTAAGGTTTACGGATTCGGCTCGATGACGAATATCCCGGACACTTACCGGAACCGGGCAAAACGGCTTGTCTTTGAAGAAACTTCAGCTCCTTCCGGGTACGGTGGCGGAATAAGATTCTTAACCAAGAACACAGAACTATATGGAGTTATCGAAGGACAATTTACAGACGATGACATATTCCCAAACAGAACAGGCACGGTTGAGCAGGCCGTTCAGCTTTTTGACACAAACAATCTTTATCTTCCCGGCACAAGTTATATTCAAGATGGTACTATTGACTTCAATATAATTGACTATTACATAAACGGGATGACTCCGTTAATTGTATTCAAATCAGGAGCGCTGGGTGGCCAAGAATTTGAGATATGGAAATATGATCCAGACAACAAACGGATTTACTTCAATCCTCAATCAGATGAAGATGGCTGGACGACTCCGCAGCCGGGGTTTGTCGCAGCCCCCGGAGATACTTATACCTTGGTTAATATTGCACTTCCACAGGCATATATTGATACTGCCGAAGCGGCATTACTGGCAGCAACGGAAAAATACCTTGATGAGAACAGCGTTCCGATGGTGGCATATATTATTGACTTGGATCCAAAATATGCAAAAACCAATACCATTGTGGTTGCAGTAGGTGATAAAGTAACGGTTATTGATTCAGCCTTGGGTGTTAATAGCTTAATACGAATTTCCGAACTTTCATACCCTTTAATCAACCCTTATAAGAAAAAGGCCGTAATTGCAGACTTCGTTCCATATACGACTCAGGAACGGATTATTCACGCAGCAATATCGAGTACAATAGAAACCCGAATTGTTGATCGAAGTGCAGATGAATTAACCCGGCGAAATGCAATGAGGCAAAGGCAATTATTGGGATTGATCTTTGACGCTGACGGGTACTTTGACGGTTCCCGGATTAAACCATTGACAGTTGAAACTATGGCATTAGCCGTGGGTGCAAAATCACAGAATTTTCACCTTAACGGGGTTACTATAAAGGCAAACTATCTTGGTAATCCTAATTCCTTTTATGTCAGTCCCGGAGAGTTGGTTCATCACGAAATTGATATTTCCGGGCAGTATGTTTGGGAAATTCAGGCAGCCTATGAAGTGGATAATCTCACTCCCACAACAGCTTATTATTTATATGCCAAATGTTCAAAGTTAGCAATGGTTGGCGAATGGCTTCTATCGGACACTCAATACGCAGCCGACGGAATAGACGGGTATTACTATTTCCTTTGTGGTATTCTTTACGCAGTTTACACCGATGACATTGGGAGCTGGCGAGATTTTGACTTCACTTATGGAATGACTTATATTAATGGCCGGACAATAACGACCGGAAGAATTCAGACTTTGAACAAACTGAATTATATTGATCTTGATACCAATATGTTCAGAATAGGCGATTCAAACAGTTCCCTTGATTGGGGTGTTACTGTAGCCGGGCAACTAACTCTTAAAGGGGTTCTGGTGCAAAGGGGAGCTGGCGAGTATTTCCCTGTTATTCTTTTCCGGGGAGTTTATAACCCGGCAATAGTTTATTACCATGGAGATATGGTTACTTATAATAACCAGACATGGATGTTTCACAATGACACCCCAACGGCCGGGGTAACTCCTGTGGAGGGGGAATTCTGGACTTTAACTTCACAGGTGGGTGCGCAGGGAGCAGATGGAGCAAGCCCGATCGGTATTTACCGGGGAGAATGGAGCATTGGAACTGATTATTACGGTACTTCTATTCGGGTCGATATTGTACATTACGGAGGTGTTTATTACATAGCAAAACCCACAGCCGGGAATCCCTTCAGGGGAATAGTGCCAACAAACACGGCTTTTTGGCAGAGCTTCGGAGCTAATTTTGAATCAATTGCCACAAAACTGATCTTTGCGGAATTTGCATTTATAGATAATTTGGGGGTAAGATTCTTTGAAGGCATCCCAGTAAGTCCGGGAGATTTGGATGGATATGTAACTAATACGCTTCCCAATATAGCAGGAACCGCAAGGATTGATCATGTAGTTTTGACTTATGGCATAAGTGGCTCGGCGAATATAACCTGTAACGGAGTTACCCGGCTTTGTAATTTTGCAAGTTCATTAAGTCAATCGGCTCAAAACTTCAAGGACTTATTCTATACTGATTATTATGTTTCCGGGGTGTTACTTTCAGTATCGAGTAATATTCTTTCATTTACAGAGATGAACGGGGTTGATTTTTCTGGAAGCACAAGTATTGTAAATGTATCAGGAACCTTATCAGGAGAATCGAATACGAGTCCATCGCACGTTGACGGACAGGCACAAGTTGATACAGTTACTTTAACAGGAACAGGAGGGTGCGCAGATATAACAGCCAATGGATTAACCCGAAGAGCTTATTTCATAGATTCCCTATCGGACGCAGCTATTAATTTCAGGGATGCTTGTGATACCGCTTACCTTGAAAGGGATATAATTGTAACGGCAAGTGGACCTGATATAATTTTCACCTCGAGATACAAAGGTCAAGCTTTCACGGGGACAACTTCAATAGTTCATGTTGATTCTTCATATCAGGGAGCGGTAAGTATTGCCGGGAACGATATTTGGGAAAACTATACAAACAATGACCATTATGGAGCTATTTTAATAAACATGAGAGGATATAATGGTGGTTCAGAGTATTTCAGAACGGTTGTTATTGGAGATGGGAAGGGGAATTTTGTAATGACAATAGGGGGAAATCCATTAGAACGTGGGAATCATAAATTTATAAATATCAATGCCGAAACGATAAGACTATGGAATCTTCCGACAGGGGGGAGTCAGTGTTATTCCGGTGAACTTTATGTTGATGCAAATGGATTTATAAAACAAAAACTGCCAAATAGATTCTAATGGGAATTGCGACAGGACATAGAAATGGTGGAGTTCCACTTGCTCCGGGGAAACGGCATGGGATAAATCAAATTACCAACCGGCATGGAATTCCTTTCTACAAACAGGGTACTGGAAGTTCCGGCACTTCTATAAAAAGACAGGGAGAAACGGCAATTAATTTTAATCTCTCAGGTAATTTATCCGGGCAAGCTTCTGTAAAAAGTCCTTTAATGGCGGCAGAATTATTCAGATTTCTTCTTTCCGGTAATTTATCAAAGTCTGTTACTTCGCATGAGGCTCAATTACTGAAGACTTACGGAATCACTATTAATTTCTTCAATACAGGGGAATTGAGGCGAAAGCAAAAGTTATCTGGATTTTCTCAAATTCAATTTGATGTTCCGGGAACTATTGCGGCAGCAAGGAAACAGTATAATCGTGCAGGAGTGTCGTGGATTACGCTTGACGTACAGGGTAATTTAATAGCAGTTCCTGTTCAATTAGGATATGGATTACTTTATAATTGGTATTGTATATCTTCTATTAAGTGGGGATATTTATACAATAAATATGCAGCACAGGATTCAAGATATCTCGCTGCTGACGGATGGAGATTGCCTAATGGAACTGATTTATACTATATGGCACGGCCTCTTATTGATGGTCATTCTGATCCGTATCCAGAAGCCGGGACAGCCTTTTCGAGTGATAATATTTACGATTGGCAGGGGACAATTTATGGCACTAATTCATCGGGGTATAATGGAAAAGGAACAGGATCAAGAGCGGCAAACGGAGGATTTGGAAATGGTGGTTATGGTCAAGAGTCTTTTTGGGATAGTTACGGAACAATATATAAATGGTGGCTTAATAATGGTCAATATGCCCCCTATGCTTATGCTGTCACAAATAATGGCTGTTCAATCAGGTTTGTTAAGGATTCCACAACCCTTTCAGAAGGTGAATTTGGTACATATACAGGCAATGACGGGAGGGTTTATAAAACCAAATGCATCAACGGAGTCGAGACTATGGTTGAGTATCTGGCAGAAACAAAATACCGTAATGGAGATTTAATACCAGTTGTCCCGGGTAATTATGCATGGTCGGTATTAACGACAGGAGCAAGGTGCGCTTATAACCTTAATGAAGATAATGCGTTTCGCAATATCGCACCTGCTGGATGGCATATTCCAACTCACACAGAATTACAAGACTTAGTAACGTATGTTGGATCAGGTCCTTTTAACAAACTAAGAGAAATAGGAGTTGTTTATTGGTCTATGTCGGGAGGGACAAATGATTTCAGTTTTAATGCAAGAGGTAGTGGCAGGCGGGAATATTGGAATGGTGCTTTCGCATTATTAAGAGCAGATATGTATTTGTGGTGTAAGGATACCTTATCGGGGTATCCTTATGGGATGTACTTATGGCAAGCCCCAGAAAGTGTTGTAATCACCTCATTTTATCATAGAGAAGGTCATTCAGTTCGTCCTATAAAAGACTCTACTTCTTTATCAGATGGGCAAGCCGGAACAGTAACAGATATTGACGGCAATACTTACCCGACTATTTGTATAGGCACTCAAGAATGGTTTGCATCAAACTTAAAGGTAACAAAATATAACGATGGCACTCCAATACCAGAAGTGACGGATAATGATGAGTGGGCGGCTTTGACGGACGGAGCTTTATGTGCATATAATAACGATCATAATAATATATAAATTAAAGTGTAACTTTGATAAAACTTAAAGACAATGAACAAAGAAGGAAAATCACTCGGATTAAAACCGCAGATAGTTGTCGGGGTCGGTCCTCATACAATTACTTCGGGATATAAGGCTTATGCCTGTAAGGTTCGTGTTGACAATACACAAATCAAATCTTACACCAGAATAAAAAATGATGCCGGAGATACAGAAGTAGTTACAAACGATACTTTTGAAAGCATTAATCTCCTTGCAGGAATTGACTACATTCCTTTTGAAGATCCAATAGTAGCAATTACGCTTAATTCGGTAGCGGATAGTATTACTTTATTTCTTGAACCGTATAATACTTAACAGTCATGCCAGATATTGTAACTGGAATTGGGATTAAAATTGATCAGGCTTCAGGCAGTCGTAACTGGACTCCCCTAAGAATCTCATCAAAGTTTCTTGAAGGATGGTCAATTACTGGTGCAGGGAATCTTGTCGGGCAAATACTTGGAAACATCTTAACTGTTGGTGGCAGTGCAGGCAGTTACACATTTCAGGTTCCTCAGACGACTCCTTATCTTAATGCTGATGATGAATATATTTGGGTAAATCCTGATGGAGTAACATGGAGAACCGCAACAGAGAACGAGTTAATAACCAGTGATTTTTCAAAGACTTTCGTTAAATATGATAATACAACACCTTATGCAATAAGAGAGATTTGGATTCTTAAGTCAGGACAAACACTAACAACTGCTGAAGAAAACCACATGAGGGATTACTGCCAACTTTCTTATTGGTGGAGTGATGTACTGTCTAATTATGGAGCATGGAAGGGAAATCGAACAGTAGGTAAGGCTGTATGGGGTCCAGACATTCCACTTATTCCAACAGGACTAACTCTTAGTTTAATTTCTGGTGGCGTTAAGGTTGATTGGACGGATAATACAGGAGGTACTGCACAGACAGAAATATGGGCACAGAACGACGGAGGAACTTCTGCCTTAGTTTATACTATTAATGCAGGAATAGTAACGAAAAGCGAAACGGTCAATCCTGTTGATTTGAGGTATTACAAAATAAGATCTAAGAGAAGTGGTCTTTATTCTGCATTTACAAGCGAAGTCTCTATTGCAATGCTTGGAGCGGAAAAGGTTACAAACGGTGGTTTTGCTGACGGAACGGGATGGACTATTACAGCTCCGGCAGGATGGGTAATCTCCGGAGGAAAGGCTATCTATGCTTATAGTCCTTATAACAGAATTATTAGGCAGAATATGGCTATTACTTTAAATCACTATTATAGATTAAAGTTTACTATAGCTGATATAACAGTAGCGGCAGCAATAGGGTTTTATGGAACAAATTTTACTTTTGCAACGCCCTTTCATGGAACTCCTGACGGTTATCCTGCGCAGACTGCGGGTGATAAGGTGTATTATATAAAATGTATAAATACAGAAACAGAACTTGTTGTATATGGTTTGCCTGCAATTGGGGTTTCATTTAGTCTCGATAATTTATCATTAAAAGAAATATTAAGTCCATGACAACGATAGTTCCGGGGATGACTCCTGCCGCATTTGTAGCAGCATTGAACAGTAATTTTCATTCTGCTCAAACACCTATTACTACCGTAATGGATGCAGCAACTCTTAAATCTACTTTTGAGGCTAATTATGATTGTGTTCAGGCAATAATATCTAAAGTGCCTAATAAAACTCCATTAGTTGTTGGTGCAAACGCAAGCGATTTTATAGGTGCATTAAATACAAATTATGCAAATATTAACAATTGGATAACAAACTCACCGCCCGTCACAGGACTGATGACTCTTGCAAACACAGGAACTAAAACGCCTGCAACGAGCAGTAATTCATATCTGGCAAAGTATAAAAACTTTAAATTAGGTGGTATTATTCAATACAGTATGTATTCTTATATTGATGTCACGGGCAATTGGGCATTGAGATTACCTTGTTCTCCCGATCTGTTCTATAAGGGTGCGCATGATATTGACAAATGGGTTAGTGACGCTAAAGATGCTGGTATTGAATATCTTGTCTTTTCTATTTTTGACGGAACGGGATTTGCTTTATTTGATAATCCAATTCCTTTCCCTGATTATATTCTTAATACGGTATTTGGCTATAAAAAATACGATGTTGCAAGTGCCGGAGCAGATGTGGAGATAACTAATAAGTTTTATACAGCTTGTGCAAAGTATGGGATTGAACCAGTACCTTATGTATGTCCTGTCTGGCAAAATAATATGTCAAGAACGGCAACGGGATTAAAGAATCCGAATGGTGCTTTTAGTGGTACTGTTTATACGGCAACAGAAAAGCAGTACAGCGATAATTTTGTGTGTAAGGTGCTTCAATATATATTAACAACATGGCCTTCAAATTATGTTTGGGTAGACTATGGGGGAGCTACTAAAGTAAATGATCCACAGATGTATTATGATGCCATTAAGGCTATAAATCCAAACTGTCAGGTAGTCGGTAATACTGTTGGCGATAACCCTTTTAATTGGTTCCCTTATGATATCGGATCAGATGAGGAATATTATGCTTTAACCACGTTTGGACCAGCGAATAAGACATGGGCTGATGTATTATCTTCTACTAGGGTACATGGAATAACATATTATGTACCTCAAGAATTATGCGTTAATAATAACGGTGCGGTCGGAGATTCGTTTTATTGGCATACAGGATTTACTTTAAGAAATCAGAGTGCAATACAATCAGCTTATGATATTGCAAAAGCGAATAGTGTGCCTTTTCTGTTGAATCTCGCACCAGGAAGAACGGGATTAATTTCTTCCGATCAATTTGATTTATTTAAGAATTTAAACTTATAGTCGCTACGGTATTCGCTGGCACTACAGTAAAATTAGAGAGCAAAATATTATCAGCGCAAATAACAAAAAGTGATTAATTGAAAAATGAACTCTGAAATAGCAGATGAAAAGATAGAAGCAAAAACAAATCTGGCAAAAGCATTTTTCAATGAAGGGATTAAATTAATTAACAATAACGAAAATGAGTGCAAAAGATGATTTTGAAACGTCCCTGCTTCAGCTCTTACTTAATAACACTCCAATAGCAGGACTTGGAGATACGAATGGGATTTTGGGATCGGCTTCAGCGGGGAACGTATATATAGTTTTATATTCAGTCGCACCGACAGATTCCGGGCAAGGTACGGAATGTAATTATCCGGGATATTCAAGAGTTGCGAGTCCACGAACAACCGGGGGATGGACGGTAAGTGGTAATAACGCTTCTAATGCAGCTGCAATTACGTTCCCGATTTGTCTTGCAGGGACACCACAAACAGCCGTTTCGTTTACTGTTAATAAAGGAGCGGCAACCGGAATTGATGACGCTATCCTTTGGGGTGCATTGTCGAGTAATCTTGATATTTCAGAAGGGGTAACTCCTGAATTTGCAATAGGTGATCTTGATATAAATGTTGATTAAATACGTAAAGCCATGAAAGGTAAAATTATTAAAACAGGAAAGCC